AAAATCTTTCACGATGTGGTACTCATAATATCCATATGCTTTGTATTCGTTTAACATCATTACACGGTATCTATCACCATTGTATACGATAACTTCGTCATTAACTAACTCGATTTGTATAGTTGTGTGGATGCCATACCATTGCCACGCTCTTTGACCTTCGGGTTTTATCATAAGGTCACGTGTCCTAAGAGGCTGAACAATACCATTAAACCTAGTAATTATTTCTCGCTCACTAACTATCCCATCTTCAACTGTTTTCACTAACTTGATTATTTGGATAGGTTTAAGATAAGAACTAATCGCTCCGCTCATGTTTGGTACATTAGCAGAGTTTTCATTGAGGTCTAATTTACTGGCATTTTGAAGTATTACATTGTTCATACTTTATTAACCACCTTAGATGTAATACTTTTTCGCAATTGCCCGGTATCAACTAATGTCATCGGAGTTTTTTTATTCTTCCTATTTCTACTCTTAGCCAGTTTCCTATTATAAACCTGTGAGCTCGTTGGTTGCCATGTCCCATAACCGTTAGTCTTAAATGCTCCATCGACCACTGACTCACCTAATAAACCAAGTACTTTGTAAGCGGTTTCGATCTTACCTTCACCAACGGCCTTGAACACCTTGGGGGCAATTTCTTTTATTCGCTTATTGAGTTGTGAATGGCAAGGCATTAATAAAAAAGACCGTCTCGGAATATTCTTAGTGGCTTTACCAAACTCGTGTGTTATCCCGATCTCCGCATTAGTTGTGGTGTCTTGTCTACTATTGTTCCCACCAAGTACCCCAAGTTTTACCGTATACTTTTTTTTAAGTGCCGATAAAATCTTGTCTAGTTGTTGCATTAGTCGGTTGTAGTCGCACCATCAATTGATGATACGCCCCCGACAAGTTTAGTTACAATCAACATAACATACTTGAGCCCATAACGAGTGCTCGCTAGTCCCGCCAAATACACGTTATCGGTGATAGTCGCAGGTATAGTAAAGGATTCCGATATATTGCCGACACTCTTTGAATTAGTGAGCCATGAGGGCTGACTATTCACGCCTTGGCTCGAGGCTAGTAAGTTTGTAGATAGTAAGTGAGCGGTAAGGTAAAGATAACCGTTTGTGAACTCATCTTGTGAATAAAACAAACTTTCGTTAATCTCTAGCTCCGCTTCACCAAGAGCCTTTGTCACGTCCTGATCTCTTATGTGATCTAAATCGTTTGCTCCACCGAATGGAAAATCTCGGTCGAAAAATGTTTTAAAATCACTAACAATAGGACGTGTATAAGGCATGATCTATCTTGTCTCCACTTCTGGGACTTCAATAACAACAGGTGTCTCTGTAATGCCTAGAACCTCTTGTTCGGATTTCACAGCGTCATCAATAGACTTTTCAAAAGACTCATGTGATTCTGTATTGTTACTCATTACTTAGCGTCCTTGGCTTTAGCTTTAGCTTCAACTTTAGTTACCTTTTCAACTTTAGCTTCAACTTTAGTTACCTTTTCAACTTTATCTTCTACGATAAAATGATAGTCATCTATCAGAGCTTTTGCCACATCATCAGGAATATCAATTGTCATTCCACCAGTGATATGTACTTCTTTTTTTCCTACCATCACATTAATCGTAGCATCGCTTATGTTTTTAATAATCATTTTTTGGTTTTTCCTTTTCTTTTAGTATAGTAAATCATATGTTGCGTTTATTGCGTTTAGTGTTGTTGACCTAGAAACAGACAACCTCACTGCTGTATTCACAGAGGCTACAAATACCGCCAAAGGGTAAGTATAATGCCAGTCTTTAGTGCCTACGCCTAAGTCGTATCTTATGACCTCATTATAAGTAGTATTTGTACTAACCGCACCAGTCGTATTGGCTATCCAAATACTGATATAACTATTAGCCGTGTCCGATCTCGCAGTCACGGCATTAATAGCAATATATCTGTCTTCCTGAGGAGCTATCACCACATTACACGAAACTGAGTTAGCGAAGTTGTTTACACTTGCGAACTTTTGACTAGCAAACGCTCCTGAGGCACAAATTAAAATCAATAAACTTAATAATAGTTTTTTCATAGGTTTTTCCTTTGTCTTAGAATACTAAATCATAGCTAACAGCAATAGAATTTTTAGTGGTACTAGTTGTTTCTAACTTTACCGCTGTATTCACTGGTGCAATAATCATTGCTTGACCAGCTGGATAATAATATTGCTTTGTACTCGCTCCGACATCAAAATAAATAGCTTGAGTGTAGTTAGTTGTTACACCTTCCGTATCAGCTATTGATAACTTGAGCACTGTATTAGCTGTATCTGATACAGCTGTTACGCCTAGTACTGCAATTCGTCGGCCATCTACCGCAGAGAGCACAACGTTTGAACTCGTCGCTCCACTAGCATAAGAAATATAACTAGTGTTGATGGATGCATCGGCTAGAGTTGAGAGCATTAAAACTAAAGCTAAACTTAATAATAATTTTTTCATTTTAGTTTTCCTTTCTGATTAAGTATGATCAAAATAAACGACTTCTAATGGACGATAAATCGCCACGCCTGAGAATTGACCATAAGCAATATTTTGAAAGTTGAAGTTATTCAAAGTATTGAATTGTGTCGCGGTGAAATCTACAGGAATATTCATAGTCAATGTTTCTGGGTTTGCATTGAATAAGCAATATCTGTATTTCAAAACTCCACGTGTGGTCATTTGTGCTTTTTCGCAATATGGAAGTGGTACGATTTCAAAATCATTCACTCCGAACCCGGAAAGCATCTTTCCAAATGCATCTTTTAGGTAATCTAATTTAGTTACATTAGGGAAACTTGCAGATACTGGGCTACCAAGACCGATATAATCACTTGATGGAATTACAAAACGGTTAGGGTATGCAGTGTTGTTAGTTGCTGTTTGATATACTGCGAGCAATTCAGTAACGAATGCAGAAAATTCAGTCGCATCCATTGTAGAAATGTTCTTAGTAATCTTTGTTGTGTTCACGGTGACACTTGCGTTATTCAAAAGACCAGTTACGTCTGTCATGTAGTTTGAACCAAGGAACGCCATTTCTTGGATTCCTAAATCCCAACCACGTTTACGAGCTTCTGACTTTTCTTGAATTAAATCAATATTCATTGATGTTAGTGCTTGATAAACCTCAAAAATATTGTAACTAACTGCCTTCGCCCAGTTCTTAATAGGTGTAGACACTTGTTTAATTACAATGTTTGATTCACTAAGTTTCGGTGAGTTACCAGTAGCGATTACACCTGAGTCAAAGTTGTCGCCTAAATCAGCCACAACGTTGCGAATAATTGATTGTTGGAATGAACCATAACCAACTCTTACAGGTAAAATCTTACTTGGAGCGATAGTGAAATACTTCGCCTTTGTCACGATCTCTTTATCGATTTGTGTTAACGTGTCGACTGCATATTGAAAGTTTGAGTCTTTAGTATCAATACTATTCATGATCTGTTTATCGTTCATGTAAAGCATTGGTTTCAATTTAACTTCTGATTTCATAATAATTATTCTCCTTTTTTTTAGTGTTCTAAATTAACGACTATACGAATTAAGTCGCCTGCTGCCGAGGCCACATCAAGTGCATAACCAACACGCTTACCAGAAGCAACGGTTGCCACTCTCTTGGTTAAAACTGTAAACTCGACCGCCGCATTACGAGCAATCGCCTCACCAGCTTCAACCCATACTACTGAACCGTCTCTAGCGATTTCTAGTACTTCACCAGCTTCGTAAGTATTCTTTTTGTTGTTATATACAACGATTCCAAAAGGTGCCACGGTGTTAACTGTCATTTCATCAACGATTGGAAGTGATGACACGCCAGATGTGAGAGGGATAACAACGTCCCCAGACTCAATTTTGTCTGTTAGTGCAGATGAATTATTCACAACTACCTCAAATAAATCCTGTGCTCCATTACGCAAGTCAAGAAGACCTTTAACGGCCTGTGCTTGCTTAAACGAATTTAATATACTTAAATCTACCATGATAATTATTCTCCTTTTTAATTAGTATTTGTTTTTACCGATCTCATATTGATCGTCTTTTGTTACTGCTTTTATTAGACCATCTTCACCCGCAGAGTCAGCGAGTTTTTTCATTTTACTGAAATGATCAACGCTGTTTTGTTTGATTGTGGTTTCTTTTTCCTCCTGTTCTTCAGTTTTGTTTTCTTTTGGCTCTTCCTTTTCGTCCGCTTTCTTTTCAGCGTCTTCCGCTTTTTCGTCTTTCTCTCCGGACTTCTCTTCGGCGTTACACTTTTTGTTCTTGGCTTCCCATGCTTTCTTGAGCTCATTAACCTTGACTTTTTTGTCGCCGATTTCTACTTCGTCTTCATCACTAAGATACTTAGCCTCGTTCTCTTTAGTCTTTTTCTCTTCGTCTTCCTCTTCAACATAGTTCTTG